TGCCTGGCCATAAATGGAATATTCCACCTCTTATTTTATCCTCTATGTCATCAATTGTATAGGAATCTTGATGTTTTACAGCCTTTGCTATATAAGGCTTACATCTTTCCCATTCAATCTCCCAAGGCTCTTGTACAACCTCTGGGTGTAATTCAACTACTGTATTAGTCGCCTTTTGCATATTCTACGATGCTCATATGTATATCTAAATTACCAGCATGGTTGCCTTGTACTTTTATTATTTCACCTTCATGAATAATAATTGGTCTTTCTAATAACTCTGAAGTGCTATTAGCAGTAATAACTTTGCCATTAAAAAGATTAAAAGTATCAGAACCATGTGTATTAGTAACATCTATTTGTGTTTGTTGCCCTTGATGTTCACACACCAAAAATGATTGTATTACTGAAAAAGTAAAATCATCTCCTGATGGAGCTGTATAAACTGTATAGTCAGTATTAGCTAAAGTAATATTAATATGTACGTTTTCAGCTCTTTGTATATATTGTCTTTGTGAGGATAGATCCATTATCTTCTACCTCTTTGTCTTAGGTTTAATCTTATATTACCAACTTGGAAATCTTGTGTTGTGCTACCTGTTACAGTCATTTGTACTTGTCGTGCTGTAAACCTAGCATCGGTATATCCATCATTCTCAAAGGTAAAACTACCAAAGTCTGTCTCGCTACCTAGAGGGGTAAACTTACCTTTAAAACTTATTGTCACACCTGGTAATGTGTTTGCTTCTTCATCTGGAATAATCTGATTACATTGCACATAGTTATCACCATTGCCTAATTCTATTGGACCGCTTGTACAAAAAGGCACATCGCTGTTTAAGTTTGGAGAATTAGATAATGTGGTTGATTCGTGTTCGTAAATAAAACCTGCTGAATCACCAGCAATAGGAAAGTCAAACGCACCTTGGTCAATCCAACATCCTCTATCTAAAGAACCTATAGACCAAGTGTTTTCTAAGTAATTCCAGATTACATATTTGTTTGGTAGATATATACCATCACCACTTGGGAATCCCCACCATATTTCGTTGAAGTTAGAGTTGTGTCCACCCCAGCACGCTTTCCTTCCTGGTACGTTTAGTTGGTCGTATACATAATCATGCACATCACATGGTATTTCACGCACAACGCCATCATAAACAAAGAAGGAGTTTTCTCCCATCCACGCTAGGAAGTTACCAGTTTGTACTACTGATCTTCTGCTGACTGCTTTACAGTTTGCACCTGCTGCGGTTATACCATAAACAAAAGGAGAGCCTACATAGCTCATTCTATCTATACCAGTATCACTAAAGATAATGACATCGTTTTGGTATTTAACTGCTAGTAATGCTCTACCGCCTGTAGGTATTTGTACATCACCTGCTGTATTGGTAGCTTTAGATGTCCAGGTGTTTCTATCTTCTCTATCACTCCAAGATATCTTCCTAGGATCTCCACCAGAACCAATAGCAACTAAGTGCCTTTCATTAGTTACTAGGACAGCCTGACAGCCTGTAGGAGCGTTAGTTACAACTGTACCTATGGTATCAGCTGTTCCGCCTGAAACTGGCCTCCATTTGTATATTTTACCATCGCCAGAAAAACAGAAGATTAAATCCTCTCCCCAGTTATCAAAGGAGAAATGACCTGTATCAAGAGGTAATCCAGATTGACTTCTAGCATCGCCATAATCTTCTACATCATAGTGGTATGCACCATAACCAAGAGGATCATTAGAGGCATCATTTACAAAGCCAGATGGTGTTATATCAGTCCAGGTGTTGTCGTATAAAACATAGACTTTTTGTCTTGTACCAACAGCTAAAATAGAAGCACCTAGATTGTCCTTATAGGCATACATACCTATAGGTTCTCCGTCTAGTGCTGTAGTTTTTAGTTTAGACCAACCACCGATAGGCTTAAGATAGCCATTTTCAAAACGCACGAGATTGCCGTCAACCCAACGACCTTTGTTAGCATAGTCAGTTCCGTTGTTGACTATGCCAGCTGGCGGAGTTACAGGCAATAGTGCCATTTTTATCCTATTGTTTTAGTAACGGATGTTGGTGTGATAAGTAATGCAATTTGAGCATCTAAGCCAGACTTTAAATCTGTAACAGCATCACTACCCATAGCTGTTTCAACCCAGCCTTGTACGTCTGAAGCAGATAAATCTGCAAAGCTTGTAAAGCTTGACAAGTCTGAAGTATCTACAGATTGAGTTCCGTATGATGATGCAGTCCAGTTGTTGCCATCAGCATCCTGATTAGCATCGTCTTCTGCTGTTAATCTCCAATGCACTAAATAAACCACATCAGCATTACCATCTAGTGTTGGGTATGTATCAACCGTTGACACGTTCCAAGTATATCCTATTGCCATAATTATTCTCCTTTTAATAAGTTAATTTCAGATTGTAAGGCATCAATCTGTGCTTGTTGTTCTTTCATTCCTGCAACTAAATGTACTACAAGTTTACTGTAATCCATTTGGTACATATCTTCTTCAGAACCTGTTACTGCATTTGGTACTATGTCTAATACTTCTTGAGCTATTAAACCTTCGTCTGCTTTGCCATCTGCTTTCCAGTTATATGATACGGGGTTAAGTTCTTTTATAACTTCTAAACCTCTAGCAGAGCCTGTAACGTCTTTTAATCTAGCATCTGAAGATGTGTTGTAAAGAACTCCAGTTGTACCATTTTGGACAATGCCTCCTATTTGAGAAGAATTATGTATAAAATAAATATAAGTGCTTCCATTAGGTTCGCTACTAGAATGCCTTTGAACAACAGCAGCCCCCTCTTTAGTCCAACCATTATCGTTACCAAAGCCTGATGTAGTAGTACCCACCAACAAGTTGCCTGAAGAATCAATTCTCATGCGTTCTGTTGCACCTGAACCAGTAGTTGTCCCGAAAGTTAAGGCAGAACCATTAGCAGTACCATTTGTAATGTGCTTGATATTGGCTTTTACAGTTGTGCCACTAGAACGTCTATTAATAAATTTAATATCGCTAACATCTTGTTCAGCAGCAGCAGAGGCTGATATGCCATCAAAAGTTATACCATCACCAGAATCAGCGGTAATGGTAAGTTTATCAGTAACATCATCAGTTCCAATTCCAACATTGCCTGATGAGTCCACACGGAAAGCTTCGTTCCAACTAATAACTGAACCAGCCGATGAAGTTTCAGCGTAATTGATAAAAAAAGGGTCTGCACCACTACCAGCATTAAGTATTACCCTAGTAGCATATCCAGTATTAATACGCTTCCAGCTACCGTCTGTTGACCTATAAGAGTTAGACACTAAAGCAGTTTCAATGCCTGTGGTATTACCCGTTATTCCACCGTAAGGAAATTCAAGAGACGATTGGTAATTAGGCTGATAGTCTGTTCTAGGAGTACATCCAATTCCAACGTTTCCTGATGAATCAATACGCATGGCTTCTGCGTTACCTGAATTAAACGCTAAGTAATCACTATTGTTGTTGTAAATCATACCACCAACAAAATCATCATCAGTATCACCAAAAAGAATACCTGCTGAATTAGTAGTTGCTGATTTTAATTGAATGTAAGCATCAGTGCCTTGACCTCTTATAAGTGCTGAAGAATTGAAAGCATCTCCTGAATCTGTACCTACAAGCAGATTACCACCCGAAACTTCAAGTTTGTTTGAAGGACTAGTCGTTCCAATACCCAATCTTTCAGCACTTGCATCCCAGAATAGAGCTTGGCTAGTTCCTGCTGTGTTGTAGAAGCTGATGTCTCCTGTACGACCAACTGATAGTCTTAAAGCATCTGCGGTTTCATTCTTTATTAAAAAGTTGCCTAGTGAGTTGTTTGAACCAAACAAGAAGTTATCTGTATCATCTTGCAGTCTTATATAGGTAGCTGCAGTTCCTCCATCAAAATCACCAGCAATAACTGCTGTATTAGCTACAGTCAGCCCATCCATCGTGGCTGTGGCTGCAACGTCTAAACCTGTAAGAGTACCAACGCTTGTAATATTAGGTTGTGCTGCTGTTAAAACTGTTCCTGTTAAATTACCAGTAACATTACCTGTTATAGATGTACTTGCTGATAGAGTTGTGAATGATCCTGCGGCTGCTGTAGTACCACCAATAACAGAGCTATCTATTACTGCTCCGTCTAAGTTCATAGCTACTGAAGTACCAGTAGCACTAAATAATCCGTCAACAGTATCGAGGTCAGCGTTTAGCTTTGTACCCCAAGTATCAGTAGATGCGCCTACTTCTGGTTTAGTTAAGTTTAAATTCGTTGTAAATGTATCTGCCATAAAATTTTATCCTTTAAGCTGCGTCTTGTTCGCCTAATTCATTCCAAGTAGTAGATGGATTAGATTGATCTTCCCAT